TGTTGTGGAAAGCCGCAACGTCTTGAGCTAACTCAGGAGACCATTGTGCTCTTAATTTTCTTTCTGTAACAGAAACAGTAACTGAATCTAATTCGAAAGAAACCTCACCGATTTTATCTTCAAATTCTAATTCTTTATATCTTCTGAAAACAGCACTGAAGTCATTATTTGCTAATGTTTCAATTGTTGTTCCTGTGTAACCGTCTAAAGAGTCAGCGCCACATGAAATACATACAGGACAAGATAAATCAACTTCTAAGTAAATAGTACCTTCGATATCACAGATATCATTGTAGCTACCACCATTACCATTAGTTGCCCAAGTAGTAGATGATTGACCACCGTAAGATACGATACCTTTACCATATTGTTGAGTAACAACTCTGAACAATAAAGAATTAGCAGTACCTGCAGCGTTAAATACTACATCACAAGGAGAAGCTCCTGACCAAGTACTATCTGTAGCAGTACCGTTAGCGAAAATTTTCAAATCAGATAAGAAAGTTTCAGAATCATATTCGTTACCATCAGGTCCGATTAATTTACCAGCACCAGTGTTAGCGAAATTTGTCATTTTAACGATTATTTTTCTAACGTTAGAATCATCATATGCTCCATCAGCATCGATTAATCCACCATTAGACCATTTTTGAACTGTTGTTGTTGCAGTAACTGCTGACCATTGTCCTTTAGAATAATCAAACAATCCTGGAGGGTCTAATTGACCTTCATTTCCTTCATAGAATAAATCATAAAGATTTTTCTTGTAAGCTCCAGCGTCAGTTCCGTAACCTTGGTTTGCACCATTGTTAGCTGGAGAATAATTACCTGGAGAACCGATTGGTGCATAGTGTTCACCTGATTCAGATGCACTTCCGTTATCATACCCTTGAATTTTAGGTACAAAGAAGAATAATTTACCGATTGGTAAATTCATTGCTTGTACAGATACGATTTCATTCGCTAATAATTTAGAGAATACTCTTCTTACGATAGGGAATACAACAGTTTCGAATGAACCTGAAGACCCGTCAGAAGTAGCTTCGTTGATTAGGAAAGACGCTTGGTTCTCATATAATTGAGCTACGTTTTCTTTTAAGTGACCTTTAAGTCCTTCTAGGAATCCTAATTTATCCCATTTGTTAATTGTGTCTTCTTTAATAACTTTAAGGTGTTTTAACCCTATGTTACCAACTAGACCTGATTCTAATAATGCTCCCATTTTTTTGGTTTTTATTAATTTTTAGTTTATTTTTATTTTAATTTACTCATTAAATCTTTCATTCTAAGGAATTGAGGATTTTCATAAGTTTTTGATTCAATTAAGTTAATCGCTGAACCTGATACCGGAGCTTTTTGAATTGCTCTTTCCATCGATTCGTTCATTGGTTGACTTGTATTAACTGAAAGTTCATCTTTAAGATTTTGATATAAATTTTTAGATTCTTTAATAGTTTCAACACCATCAAATCTTCTTAAGATATTTATTTTTTCTTGTTTAGACGTTGAGTGTTCTGTAAACAAACGAGTAGCGTAAGCTAAGTTTGAATTAAATACTGCAACCTCATTCAATTTATTTCTAAATACATTAAGAGCTTTTCTATACTCTTCATTCTTTTCTCTAAGAATTGTTAATTCATTTGATTCTGTATTTTCAAATGTTAGATTTCTGTTAGGAGTAATTCCTTTTCTTAATCCTCTACCTGATTTAGAACCATTTCCGTATGTGTGAGCAGCTTCTTTAGTTTCTACTTTTTTAACGGACGCTTTTTTAACCGGTGCTTTTTTGATGTCTTTAAATTCTCCATCAAGGTTTTCACCTTCTTTGTATTCAAATTTAGCTTTACCTGTTCCAACTGATTTTGGAGCTTCTTTTTTCTTCACATCAAATCCTTTTCCTTGGTTTGGTTTAGCATCGTATTTGAATTTAGGACTTCCGATACCAGTACCTTTAGGTTTTACAGACATTTTAGATTCCATAACAGGCTCCTCTTCGTCACCCATATCGTCATCTTCATTCATCTCTTCTTCCTCTTCTTCGTCTTCATCGTCTTCTTCGTCTTGTTCGTCCATTTCAATTTCATAAACTAATTCTTCAGACTCATCGAATTCTTCAAAATCTTCTTCATCGTCAAAACTTTCTTCTTCGTCATCAAAAGAAAATTCCTCTTCTTCGTCGTTGTCGTTTCCAAAAATTCTTTCAACAATAGATTCGATAGATTCATCTGATTCATCAAATTCTTCTGATTCATCAAATTCTTGATATTCATCGTCATCTTCTTCACCTTCTGTAACAACCATATATTCAGCCTCAGTTTCGTTGTCTTTAATACTAATGTTACCAGAATCATCTTTAGTAACAACAATATTATCGTCCGGTCCCATCAATTTGAATACACGTAAGATTTCTTCGTCATCTTTAATGTTAGTTAGGTCGATAACATCTTCATCATCTGAATCGTCATCGTCCATATCAAGGTTATCCATATCCATTTCATCACCTTCTTCATCGTCAGACTCTTCGTCCCCCATGTCAGGTAATTCCATGTCAATGTCAGTTTCAATCTCATCTTCATCTTGTTCAGTTAGAGATTCTTTTACTAGTTCGTTGATTTCTTCCTTCATAGTAGAAGCAAGTATTCCTTTTGCATTTTCAGCTACCGCTTCTTCCAAATTTTTCATTTGGATGATAGCTTCTTCAACTAAAGATTTTTCTTTTGCCATTTGTTTTATGTTATTTTAATATATAAATATATGAAATTATGAAAAAAGCACATTTGTACTAATATTCATAACATCTTTTTATTTATTAATAAATATCACAAAAATGTAAAAAACAAAAAAAGGAGACAAAATGTCTCCTTTTAGTTTAATCAATTAAAATTTTTTTATTCTATAACTTCGTTAATTTTACTCTCAACGATTGCGGTTATTCTCCACTCCATAGAATAATTTTCAAATACTTTAGTGACTTTCGCCTCTACGTCGGTGGGATTATAACCACTAACTAATTTTTCTTCTCTTAACTTTTTAAGTTTTCCTGTTTCAGTATCTACTGAATCCAATGTAATTTTTGCGATGAAATACTTTTCGTCCATAATGTTTAATTTTTTTTAGTATCCTAAATAATCGTTTAATTTTTTCATTAAGTCAAGCGATTTGTTTCCAGATTCGCCAACTTGTCTTTCTACTTTCATTTTTTTCTCTTCTTCCAAATTCTCATCAAAATTAAACCTATCATCAGGATTTTGAAAAAGGTATGCTCCCGGTGTTGATGGTGATGAAACTAAGTCAAAACAGATTAATTCAAAATCATCTTGTACTTCATTTTGTTCACCCACTTTTTTAAGAGACCCCACACCTCTTGAAGATATACCCAATGTTACTCCTTGTCTAAGATAGTTTGCCGCTAAATCACCTTTGGTTGATACAATCCCTCTTTCGTGGAAACCCGGAGATGTTAATAGTTTTATTTTACCCATTAAAACGGGTCCTTCCCACCATATCTCTGTAATTGCGTGAGATACTCTATCTAAATCAATTAACGATGATTCAGGATGATTTAATTCTGAAAGGGCAGTTCCTTTGTTAATCATCTTTTTATAGTTCTCGGCCTCTCTTTTTAAGATTCTTTCAGGATACAATCTACCATTTCTATTTGGTGTATTATATTTTTGTAGAACCGCATAAAATTCAAAAGGTTTTGAATGGTCTAAATCTTCTTTAGACTCTTTAATCATCGCAGCATTTTTCTTATCTGTTGGTGAAATAAATCCGGCATCTTCTTCAATTAATATCCCTCTCCCTATTTCATTTGGTTTTAAAATTGTTAAATTCATCTTGAATGTTTTATTTATAAATATTAAACATTCTCAATTTGTACTGGTTCCACCTCCGATTTGATTTTTTTTGTTAGATAAAACTTAAAATTTTCATTTTCTAAAAAGTTATCTAAAAAGATTTGGTTAATAATTTCTTTTAACGAATTTTTAATTTCATCGGATTTAAAGTCCATATCAGTTTGAATTATAAAAAAATTAATTTCTAAATTCATAAAAGATTTTTTTCCGGTTGTTAGACCGCTTGACCTTAAATCCAAGTCAACAATGAAATTTGTATCAAAAATTGTTTTGTCTAATGATTCATAGACTGAATGTTTTATACCTCTACTCATATTAAGAACTGTCCTTGTCCAGTTATTAGCTTCGTAAATTGGTTCTACCCACGTTTGGATGTTTAGGTAGAGAGATTTTAAACTCATTGAGTCGACTGTTCCATATATTATTTTAGCAGTCTTAAACCCATGAATTTGTGAGGTTTTCCCCTTTTTCATTAATTTCCATATTTTCTCGTTTATTTTTTAAAAAAATAGGTGAAAATACCACAATAGTCAAAACTTTTTGAAAAGATGGGGATATATGTATTATATGTTAATAGTTAAATTAGATAAAAACACTACGATTGAGCGAGCTTTAAAACTTTATAAAAGTAAGGTAATAAAAACTCGACAAAGTTCTGAACTTGTTAAAAGAAAAGAATTTGTTAAAGAGTCTGTTATTAAAAGAGCTGAACTTTCTAAGGCAAAGTATGTCCAAAAGAAGTTTAAGTCGAATAACGACTAAAGAGTTTCGTTTAAACTTTTAAGTTTAAAATAAGTTAGTTTGTCGTATTTCTCAGATATCACCTTAGATAAGGTATCATTGATTCTGCTCTTAACTGAACTATCATCTGAAGTAGATTTCATTTTAGTTAATTTATCCACAACACTTTCTTTAATCACATTAAAATCTTCATTAAGTTTACTATCGTCTTCAGATAGTAATTTAATCAATTCATCTTTATCGGATTCATTTAAAGATTCTATATAACTATTAATTGTTTGGTTGGCAATACTAACCATTGCTTTTAATGGTATATTAACACTTTCAGTTTTAGTGATAGGTAATTTTCTTAAATTTTCTGAAATAATTTTTTTACTTTTAATTCTTGATTCAATTGTTAAAACATCTCTTGAAAATAAGTTATCAATATTATCGTAAGCGTCATTTGATTTAGAATCTTTAACCCACTCATTCAAACTTTTAATTTCAGATGTGGATATTTTATTTACGGTATTTTCATATATAGTAATACATTCGTGAATATATTCGGCGATATATGATTCGGATAATGCTTTTGGTGAATTTAATTCATCATACATATAAAAAATTTTACTGATGTTTTTATTCTCTAACACCAGTTTTTTAAAATTCTTTATTTCTTGTTTAAATGTTCCATTATTATACGATTCTAATAATACATTTTCTATTTTCGATTTTAAGATACCAAATTTTGTCATTTTTCTTTTTTTATTATAAATATCAATCATTTAGAAGTTTATCTAATTCCTTTGAAATATCTCCTAAAGAATTTCTAGATTTGGATAAATCTATATAAGAATCATCATCAGTCATATTACCGCTTTCCAATAAGATATTCCAATTTTCTTTTCTATTAAATGATTCCGGAGTTAGGTCAGCTTCTCCGCCTGCTTCAGGTGCTGGTGGGAGTTCTTCTCCTCCTAATTCAGGTTCTCCACCCAAATCTGATTCTCCACCAAAATCACCTCCACCAAAACTACTTCCACCGCCCGGTGGTGGTGGTGCCGGAACTTCAGCTGATTGTGTTGTTCCTGATTTACTACCATATAACTTATCAATATTATCAAATATACCTGTGTGAGATATTATTGTTGCTGTATTTGTTAATTCAGCACCAACAGCCTTTTCTATTCTTTGTTGTTGTAAATCTAATTTAATTTCATCATCCGAGAATCCTAATACGTGTTTTTTAGCCCAAGTAACCGATACAGGAGCAATACCTTCTATTGCCGTTACAGCGTCTTTATACAATAATATTTTTTCTTTCCAAACATCAATTTTTAATAAATCTGCTTGGGTCGATGGATTGGTTAAACTTAATCTAAAGTTGGATAATTCATCTTCAAACCCTAATAAAAATAAATGAACAATAGCGATTTTATTTAATTCGGCTATCATACATTTTTGTATTCTATTGATAGTTCTTGCAAAACGAATATCCTGTAATGATAAATTTTTTCCATCACCAACAGTTTCTTCAAACCCTAAAAAGGCTTTAGGAACACGAAGTGCTGTTAATAATTTCTTTTGGATATATTCAATATCGGCAATTTCCGCTAAATTCTGAGCTCCGGGCAATGTTTCTATTGGAGATGTTGCCGCTGGGTCACGAACAGGAATAAAATAATCTTGGTCAACCGCCATTTGATTAAATCTCATATCCACGTTTCCGGTTTTAGAATCAACAACTTGGTCTCTTTTAAATTTATTGGCAACTCGTTGTACATATGGTTCAACATCCTTATCATCCATATTACCAACAAATACTTTAAAAACTCTTCTTTCAGGTGCTCTCGAAGTTCTATAAATTAACATCGCATCTTCAGATAACAATAATTGTTTCCAAATACGTCTAGCCTTTTCTAACATAGAAGTACCGTAAGGAAGTTTTCTATCATCACCCAATAATCTAAAATGAGCCACTTCCCAAGAGTTAAACTCCATATCTTTAGCTTTCCACTTAAATCGTAACCCTTTGTTTTCAGCAGGTTCATCAACATTTGCCGATTTTGCTGCCATACCTCGTTCTAATCTTTCAATCTCAATATTTGGTAATTGCATACAACCAACAATACCTTTTTCAGCGTCAAGTTTTAAATAGACAAAATTATCACCGTATTTACAAGTGTTTCTTGTCCACATTGGTAAATTGGTGTTAAGGTCTAAAATATTATTAAATAAATCTGAAATAATTCCTTTTATCCTTTTTGATTCTGAATAAATTTGTAACATATGACCATTTTGGTCAACTGTAGTTGATTCCTCACCATAAATGTCTAACGCTGCTGAAATTTCTGGTGTATATTCCATACTTTCGTAATCATAAAATGAGGCTAAACGAGTTGGCTCGTAATAAACTGCTTGAGTATATAAATTACTCTCAATTTTTGTCCATTGATTTGCTAAGTAATAAGTTTGTTGAGCCTGAAGTTTTTCTTTTTCGTACTCGGCTTGAGATGTGGTTTTTAATAATTCTTTTTTATCTAACTTATATGTTGGGTAATCTTGATTCAATAGAGCATTTGGTCCAAAAGCTCTGGATAATCTTTGCCAAACAGTTAAGTCGTTATTTTGATTGTTTTCCATCTTAATAATTTAAATATTTTTTTTTATTAATAAATAGTTTATAAGTTGGATTAAACTTGGTGGTTATTATTGTTATCTATCATTATTAATTTACTTTATTCAATACAAAAATATCACTATAAATATTGTTTCCTGTGCTAGCAGTTCCCCATTCAACTGTCACATTTAATGTATTACCAATTGTTGTGTCAAATGTTGTATTGTTCACTACATTAAATCCAAATCCTTGAACCGTAGCATTGTTAGTTTTTGTGTAATGAAAACTACCTAAAGATACGACAGATGCTACACCAGCAGCTCCAAGTTGTCTAATTGTAAAATCAACATTCAAAGACCATACATCATCTACAATACTATTTCCAAGACTTTGAATACCGCTATTTAGAAGAATGGTGGACCCTGCTCTTAATCTAATTATAATAGTTTGATTATTATTAGCATTAATAATACCACCAAAAACACCTCTAAAGCTATCACCAACACTGAAACCATTAGCTGGTACACTTAATGTACCAACTCCTGTACCAATAAGTGTTGATTCAGTTATTGTATTGGTTACAATAGTACTGTTAGTTGTTTGAGCAAATAAACCATATGATATTGATGGTGGTAAAACTGGTGAACTTCCACTTGTTCCACTAGAACCATTCGCACCTGATGTTCCTGATGTTCCACTAGAACCATTGGTTCCTGATGTTCCCGATGTTCCGCTAGAACCATTCGCGCCTGATGTTCCCGATGAACCACTAGTCCCTGATGAACCATTCGCCCCACTCGTTCCCGAAGAACCGCTTGAACCATTTCCTCCGGCAGCACCTTCTAAATTAACCGTCCAACCTGAATATGACCCACTACCAGTTATTGTTTCAACATCAACAACCATATCACCATTTGACGAGTTATAACTAACAACCATACCAATCATATGATTTGAGAGGTCATAGGCTATAATTACGTCTTGAGCAACACTATAACCTAAGTTAGCACCAACGACAAAAGTACCAGTACTTCCTGTTTGGATTGTTAAAGGTGTTGTAGATGTTGTTCTATATAAATCTCCTGAAAAACCACTAGTCCCTGATGAACCACTAGTTCCTGAACTACCACTCGTCCCCGAAGAACCACTAGTTCCTGATTCACCACTTGTTCCCGAAGAACCGCTAGTTCCTGATGAACCATTTGCTCCACTCGTCCCCGAAGAACCACTAGTTCCTGATTCGCCGCTTGTTCCCGAAGAACCGCTAGTTCCTGATGAACCTGATTCGCCGCTTGTTCCACTTGTTCCTGATGAACCTGATTCGCCGCTTGTTCCTGATGAACCTGATTCGCCGCTTGTTCCACTCGTTCCCGAAGAACCATTGGCTCCACTCGTTCCCGATGAACCACTTGTTCCGCTAGAACCATTCGCCCCACTAGTCCCTGAAGAACCGCTTGAACCATTTCCTCCGGCAGCACCTTCTAAATTAACGAGCCAAGATGAATAATTCCCCGAACCTGTAATATTGCTAATATCAACAACCATATCACCATTTGACGGGTTATAACTAACAACCATACCAATCATATGATTTGAGAGGTCGTATGATATTATAATATCTTGAGCAATACTATAACCTAAGTTAGTCCCAACAACAAAAGTTCCAGTACTTCCTGTTTGAATTGTTAAAGATGTTGTAGATGTTGTTCTATATAAATCCCCTGAAAATCCACTAGTTCCTGATGAACCACTAGTTCCTGATTCGCCGCTTGTTCCACTAGTTCCTGATGTACCATTAGTAATCGCAGGTGCAACCACCAACAACCCATCTGAACCAACACAAACTGAACACCCTGATGAACTATTAAAACTACATACCGATAAGTCATTAACAAATGTCGTACATGCTCTGTTTGCTGTAACATTACTACCAATTATGTTAGAGTGAGTAAATCCTGATGATATTGTATTACAATAACCACCAAGAATTGATGAACATGCACCCATTGCGCAGTTTCTAAATCCACCACCAATAGTAGATAATCTACCAGCATTACAACAAGTAATTGTGCCAGTTAAATCTCCAGTAGTAGCGTTAAATGTTCCACCTGAAGTATTGTGTCCAATACCTCCACCAATTGTTGCACCTAATGAACAACATTCGTTTGTTGGTGATTGAATTATATTTCTTTGACCTCCTCCAATAAATGAAAACCTTGAATTTGTTATGTTGCAACATCCACCACCAATTACCGAAGACTGTCCACTAGCATTATTAGTATCACCACCACCAACAAACGAATAAAATCCGCTTGTATTTTTACGACCACCGCCAATTACAGCAAAAATACTAGTCGTTGTGTTTCCACTACCACCACCGATAGCTGACCCATCGGGGGTAAAAAAGTTGGAAAAAGTCGCAGTTCGATTATTACAACCACCAGCGATAGTTGAACCATTTGAATAGCTACCAATCACATTAGTTATCCCACCCCCAATGGATGAACCTGTCGCATAATAACCTACCTGATTCCCACTTCCACCGCCTATAGTTGCAAATGAACCGTATGTACAAATTTTGTTTCCACCTCCACCACTAATAGTTGAACGGGACCCGCAAGAATAAATTTGATTACCCCAACCCCCACCAATGGTTGCGCATTTTGAATCTACACAAATTCGATTACTTTCACCACCACCAATGGTTGAATAACATGAACCGGAGAAAATTATATTATCATTTCCACCACCAATTGTTGAATATAATGAATTGGAACACATTTTATTACAATAACCACCACCAATGGTTGAATTGGATGACCTAATTACATTACCATAACCACCACCAATGGTTGCATCACTTGCAGATATAATATAATTGTACCTCCCACCACCAATGGTTGAAATGCTTGAACCGTCTTTAATTTTATTATAACATCCACCGGAAATGGTTGATTTGTTTGAATTGTTACAAATGTCATTATAACATCCTCCACCAATTGTTGAATAGGATGAATTAGAACAAATTGTATTAACACATCCTCCACCAATTGTTGAATGAGTTGAACCGGAACAAATTCTATTATTTTGACCACCACCAATGTTTGAATAACTAGATTTGATTATATTAAATCGACCACCAGCAATCGTTGACTGAGTAGACCCTGTTGAAATAGTATTACAATAACCACCACCAATCACTGTTAAACAACTATTCGTTGTGTTTCCACTACCACCACCAATAGTAGAAAAATTTCCTGTAACGCGATTTAAATAACCACCTCCAATAACAGATGCACAACCGGAAGCACTATTTTGACAACCACCTCCAATTGCAGAAAAGCCACTACAAGTAATTTGATTAAATTTACCACCGTTAACTGTAGAAAAATCAGTAAAAACACTGTTTCCACAACCACCTAATACGGCCGAATAATTTCCGGATGCCGTATTGCTAACTCCACACCTAACCGATGAATTATTACCACCACCTAATATAATAACCGCAGGTGAACCACTGTCACCCGAAAATTGTTGAGTTAATGCTGAAAAATAAATTGAATTGGTTTCTCCTGACGGGATAACATCGTAGTTTACAATAACCATCAACGATTCTGGTTGACCGGATAATGCTAAGGGTAATTGTGATATAGGTAAATTAGGCATAATTAATTGATTAGAATTTTATTATTATTTTCTTGGTCTAATGTAAAATAATTCTCTTGTAATAAATAGTTTGTATCTTCAATTTGTGTTGGAGTATTTGTTGGTGTTATTGTTGGCGTTGGAGTATTTGTTGGTGTTATTGTTGGCGTTGGAGTATTTGTTGGTGTTGGTTTAGGTGGTGGTGGTAAATAACTTAAAACACAAGTCTTATTTAATTCAGTAATACATATAACATATTGACCATAATAATATTCTGTGTTATATGTATAAGGTAATATTACTGAACCTAAATCTATTGTACCTCCAGTTGAGGGGTAATAGGTTATATTCCCGCAATATCCGATATAATTATCTGTCGATATTATAAATTTATATATCATAATTTTTTAATTTAAATTGGATAATCATCATATGATGAAGTTATTTATTCCTACTTCTGATAATGTTATTAATACTGTCATTATTATATTTATTTTATTAATTTCTTTTTATTATGATTGTGTCCATACAATACCACCTTCTCCTCCAGTTCCTGTTCCAAACCAATTATTTAGTACTTCAAAATTATAATTACCAGCAGGAAGTGTAAGACTTTGTGAATATGCTTCATAATTAAAATCACGAGGCCTAGCAATCTCTACATATCTATCTGAACCAAAACTTGGGTCTTGGCCTTGTAACCAAATATTAAAACCTGATGAAAAAGAACCAGGTCCAGCATTATCTGGTATACCTGCAAAAGCTCTAAGAGTAACAGGGTCACCTATTATTTCAACAGTTCCGTTTATATAGTAAAATCCTCCTGAAGGGTTTGCTCCTCCTTCTCCATATGGTGGCTCAGACCAGTCAACCGAATTAACAGGAGGTACTGTAGTGGTAGTTGGTGTTGGAGTTTGAGTGTTGGTTGGTGTAGGTGTCACCGTTGGTGTATTGGTTGGTGTTATTGTGTTAGTCGGTGTTTGAGTAGGTGTTGATGTTATTGTAAGTGTTGGTGTTTGAGTTGGCGTTGATGTTTGAGTAGGTGTTGATGTTATTGTAAGTGTTGGTGTTTGAGTTGGCGTTGATGTTTGAGTTGGCGTTGGTGATAGGGATGGGGGTATGGTACCTTCTGTTGGCGTAACTGTTGATGTTACCGTCATTGTTGGCGTTTGAGTATTTGTCGGGGTTTGTGTTGGGGTTATTGTTGGTGTTGGTGTTGGAGTTAATGTTGGTGTTGGTGTTAATGTTTGAGTTGGTACTGGAAATACAACTATTCCGTTGCTTATTTTATAAAGTAATGTCCATGTTCCTGAAATACAACCAATCGAATTCAACATATTTTTTATTTCAAAATTATTTACCGGGTCAGTCAAATCGGTTACTTCATAATTTAAACCCGATGTATACGAAGTTAAGGTAATATTTTCCTCACACCATTCATCTGTTGATGAATAGCACACATTAGGCTTAGGACGAATTCGAGACAAATACGTTGCATTGGAGCTCTTTGCTTGTTGAGGTTGGTAATATTGACCGGCGACAGCATTACTTATGGTTGGGGGGGTATTTCCGCGCCTAACATATGTTTTAAAACTATAATTTGGTGTTGAAATTTTTTGGTTGATATTATCAATTTTATTCTTAATCGTATAATAAGATGTGCTACAAGTTGCCCCACTATTAAAACCATTTAATCCTGGTAAAAGAATAACTGTTATTATTTTATTTAAATCAT